ATCTAGCACCTCCGGCACCTACACCTCGACGATTATTAATAAAGAATTCATTATTAAACTTGGTAGCATCCACAGCTTCGGGCAAGGTGCTGATACCACAGGCCTTACTGGCCTTTTTATCATGTATGACCCAGGTTGGAATATCCAAGATCATGCCATAGTCGCTGACAGTGTCTAACCAGGTCAATACCATGCTGCGTTTTTCTTGTGCTCGTGAACAACCTGAATTAGCACGCCAGTCTCCTTCCCATAAGCCTTTGGCAATCTGAAATCCTCCTGAGTCACCTAGCATGAATGTACCTGATGCTCGACTACGCACCATGTCTTCGCTCCAATCTTGTTTTTTAAGATCTAGATTGGCATGCCCGCCCGAATACAAACTCCACTTATAAGTGTATAGACCCTGTTGAGCATTTAGCCAATTTAGTTGCTCCATGTCAGCGAGTCCCGTTGGGAAACGTGCAGGATCCACATAAGGCCCGTTTACAGGATCACGCTGTTTTCCTATAAAGGTAGCGTAGAAACCAGAAATAGCCGGAAGGAATACGGCATAGTCTGATTGTTTAGCTGTTAGATTGTCTTGCATCTTCTTCCTGACATAGTGCTTCCATTATTCGAAATTTTTCCCAGGTGTCACGCAGGCCTGGATGACGTTGCATACGATCTTGAAGTTCGCGTTCTTGCTGCATTTTCCTTAGTGCCCAACTCAGTGCGTCTTGTGCATCATTGGTCAGCGAGATACTAGTATTACTAGCACTTAGACTACGCCAAGTAATACCATCATTGACTTCCATTTCATTCATGTTCGAGTTCCACCTCACATGCCCTGCGCCAACAGTACCTGGACTAATATATGGAAAGTTATGATACCCACCATTTATTACAAGATATGGGCCCTGCGAAACAACGCTTTTAATCATTTTTGCAGAGCAGGAATAGTGTAAGTATACTGTGCCATGCCTGAATCTACTGTGATCTGGCTAGCACCTTGGTCGCTGAAACGCATGACTTTATCACCACTGAGCGCGAAGATACTGGAAAACACTGCCACAGGCCACATGCGTCCTGCGGTGAGTTTGCCAGATATGTCATTGGCAAACACAAAGTTACCAGCATGGCTACTAGCATCGCCAAAATGAAATTCTAAATTATTGGCTTCGGTTTTAGCTACGAAACTGGTTTCTTCACTATGTGCCTGGCTTTGGAATTTAAACCTAGTAATGCTGTTAACACTAGGCTCTAGTTCCACGTCCCAATTAGCGCCTCGGAATTTCACTGTTTTAAGTTTTTCAGTGATAATATGTGCTAGCATAAACCTAAAGTTGTTACGAAAGTCTCCGACCTTGTTGCTGAACTCTAAGCCACTGGGCACCGTGTTGCCTTCGGGATCTTTTTGCCGAACTAGTTTAATATCTGCGTGTTCTGCGTATTCTGGGATATCAAGAATAAATTTTAGTTTGGCTAAATTTGGCATACCAAATAGTCCTGTAAATTCAGGAATAGGCACATGGAACTTAGCTTCCACGATCACGCTTTTATCTTCGGCAATGGCGCTGATTATGGTTTCATCATTGGTTCCAGTGATCTTGACCAGATCGATACCTCCCAATCCATGAGTATGTTTAACAATGTCTTTTAGTGCGTCTTTCATAAATTAGTCCTTGAGTAGAGTGTGTATTATACATGATCTATTTAGACCGATGCAATAGCAATTATATAGAGATTTATTCAAAACTAAACAATTGATCGAAGTTAGTTTTAATATTGGTATGTTCCGAGATGGCCCAACCCAGTACACCCAGTAGGTTCTCCACTTTCTGATCCACAATAGTATCTTCCATGAGACCATCGTCGAAGGGTAATTCTTTAAACCACTGTGGTATATGTGATTCATCTGTGGGATAGCCCACCGAAGTATAACCTAGAGCATTGGGCTTGAGTTTACACACAATGGTTTTCATACCGTCAACAATGGCCATGCTGTAGTTGTCTGAGTGCATGCGTCGTAGAGTGTTCCAGTTTAAGGCAGCACGTACATGCCCGGGCATGTTGGTCCGACCTCGCTTGGCTTCTAGATCACCATAGTGCGTTAGATTATTAACACGTTTAGGTGTGCCTTTTTCCCATGGTGGCCTCTTTTGAAAAGCCTCTTTGAATTCACGTACACGTTCGTATACCCAGTGTCGATCACTACCGGTTAGTACTCTGAGCAAGATCTCACTGAGAAAATCCTGCACTACCTTGGGTGTGTCTGAGCGTTTAAGATCCAAGCCCATGGCCTTGACCTTGCCCGGTTTACCGTTGACATCAAGTCTGGAACCTTCAAGTTCATAGATCAACACAGCATAGCGTTTCTTTTTAATAAACAGACCTTTGCTGGCAACCAGTTCACGTCCACCACGTATGATTGATCCCATGTCTCTGGGACAATTAAACGCACGATCCATAAACCCAGGGAAACTATCGTTGACCGAATCGGCTATGGTATCATAGAGCTGTACACAAACATCATGATCCCAGGTCATGCGTCCTGCTTCAATGTCGCCGCGCAGTATGGGATAAGCAGAGAAGTAGACCGAGTCTGTGTCACCATAAATGATAGCTTCGCCAACGTGATCATATCTGCCAGTAATGCACTCATTGACATGACTGTCCATGTGACGTGCAATGGCCCGCCCAGTCAAGGTTGTACTCTGACCAATACGCTTGTCAAAAAAGCGACATCCAGGATTAAGGATAGCACCATACAGTGAGTTAAGGTTAATCTTTTTAACCAACTGTCGCTTGTCCCAAAAGGCCTTGTCTTCAGCAGTCTCAGCAGTTTTCTTTTTAGCTTGAAGCTCCTTCCTTTCCGCGTACCAACGTTCAAGTAGGCCTGGTACAATGCCTTTGGTATCATATTTAAAGATAGTTCCATTTGCGCTTAATATCCAAGGTTGTTGACCCTCGAAGATCAAATGATAAACATCACGAGCAGTCATGGTATCTGAACCACCAGTTTCCCAATCTATGGTGATTTCTCTACCTGGCTCTTGCTCCATGACTGCGGTATACTCCATGCTGCCGAATAAACCTTCCCAGGCGTCAGCAAAGCTAGATCCTTCTGCTATTTTGTCAGCTATGTATTTTTCTGTATAGGTTGGTCGCAGTTGTCCCACAATGGTTTCTGGCGCCATGTTAAGAGCGCGGATCGCACTGGGGTACAGCGAATTGATGTCAATGGCGCCAATGTATTCGTGCATGCCCCTTTTGGGATAAGCAACGTAGGCACCTGCTGCTTGTGTGTCACCATCTGATGATTTCCTATTCTGAACTACAAGCCCTAGGCTATGGGCTTCGTTGATAATGGCCTGCTCGGTTACTGCTACAGCACCCATGGTAGTGGGCAATAACACAGTATTGTCATGTGCTAGTTCATTGGCTAGGTCTAGGAATCGCAGCTTACGATCCAGTTTGGCCAACAGCATGGTATCTTGTCTGTTATAATCTACAAATGTACCAAAGTCTCTATTGTATAATTGGTCTAAGGTTCCTTCATATTGAATTTTACGTTCGTCTAGCTCATACTCTCCAATGGCATCCAAGCTATAGCTATGACGTTCTTCATAGGTATACTTTCTGTATAACTGCATATAGTCCAGATGCACACGACCACTAAGATCGAAAGTAATGTGCTCGGCACCAAAGCGTTCAAAGGTACGCTGTTTGGGATATTGATCCCACAAGCAGAATCTACGGGTGTCGTCTTTGCTGAGTATGCGATTGGTACGCATGACCATGTAAGGAATATCAAAACCTTCGGAGTTCCAGCCCGACAGTATGTCGGCGTCATCGATCAAGTCCAAAAAGGTCTGTATGAGATCTTCTTCGCGCTCGATGAGAAAACAGTTATCAAATCGACTGGTCAGCTCTTGAGCACTGTCCCAACTCAGTGTCTGTGGAGGAACAACCAAGGTAACCAACCGGTCTAACCAATCTAAGTACACAGTGATTGCAGTCACAGGATTAAAAGGATCTTCGGGTCGACTGAATCCGCGTACTGGATCAAAATCAACCTCAATATCAAAAAATGCTGTGTGCAGTTTAGGTGCAGCTTGTCCTAGATAGTTTTCCTCCAAGCATCGGTTGACTGGTTTAATATCTGATTCCCAAAGCCGTTGATGACTGTGCAGTTTAAGCTCTTTGTTGTACTCTTTGATATTGCGAGTGCTGAATCTACTGACAGTGGTACCATAGATAGTTCGAAACTTGCCACGGGGATCATCATAGTAAAATCGGTACTCGGCTGGGTAGTCACGATAGCGACGTTCTCCGTCAATACGTTCTACCACATAGATACGATTATCGTCTCTGGAATACAGAGCGTCCACATAACTCATAGAGTACGACCTACGGTCTCCAAAATAGTATTTAGATCTTCGTTGTCTCGGTTGGTTTCTCCTAGCTTGCTTTTAGCAGCAATTCGAATGGCCTTTTTCAGTATAGCTGGTTTAATTTCTAATTCTTCTGCTACTGCTTTGACAGTGTCACTGAGACCAGCATTAAGGTCTTCGATTTCGGTCATGACCTGAATGCCTTCGTTGATTATCTGTGTGAGTTTGGCCTTTTGTTCGGCACTGAACATACGATCGCTCATCAAGACTCCTTAGTTAAAAGTTATATTATACAGTGTTTGGGGGCAGATTGCAAGAATGTTCGTGCTCACTTTAACCGATCCGGGGTGGTAGCGGAGGTTGGATCGACAGGGCAGCAGCCGCCCGACGCCTTAGGCCTAGTGAACTAGGACGGTCCTAAGGAATTTTAGATAGTTTTTTCTGTGTATTCTGCTCGTTGCCAATTTAGTAAATATCGGGCTTTCCAGTCATTTTGCGCGAAGCCTCGTAAATACTGCCAATCTTCTCGATGTTCCAATATGGCTTTAGACGCAGAATGCCAATCTATATTATCTATTTGTAACTGTACACTATTTAACTCTTGTACAAATTCATCGTAATTAATTGTATCGTATTCAATGTGCAAGACTTCAAAAATATTTCCATCTTGATCTATGCTGTCTAAGGCAAAATCATAGCCCCATTTAGGTCGAGTGTTCAGCAGTAAGCTGGTTTTTGGAAAATTACTTTTTAAAGCACAAAGTTGTTTGTGTGCATCGCCTCGGTAACCACAACGATATAATATCAAACTATGATCAATTAGAAGGGTCGAATCTGAACTAGTGTACCAAGGACGTTGAAAAGCCATATGATTGAGACAGTTTTCTAATTTGAATCCCATTATGCTATAATATTTCTGCTCTGCTCGATTGAGCTCGAACCCATCTTTGTCGTAGTAAAGAAAGTCATCTTTGTTTAGATCTAGGCAAAGACGATCACAGTACAAATTAGTATAGATACTAATTTGGTTACGTGTCAACATGTTACTTGGTCTTGACGTTTATGGCCTTACCACGGCGCTCGGGATCAGGGTCTTGTCTTCTTTTACGTGCTGCTGCACTGGCCCTGCCTTTTTTGCCTAAGGCATGTGCTTTGGCCTGTGGCAAGCATTTAGGCTTGCCTTCAGATTCGCGTTCTCTAGCACAATCACCGCGTATTTTACCATCCGGGCCAAAGCGTACCCACTTTTGTCTAAACCACTTGCGTAGGTCTTCAGTGATGATTTCGTTGATTTTCATTTTTTCTTACCACCAGTACCCCAGTTCTTAGCACCGCGACGGCGGCATTGAACCAGTTGCCCACTGGCATAAGCACTGGGCCATACTTTTACACGACTCTTTACTTTGTGATAGCAAGCATCTTTTTTGCCTTCGTGCATGCCAAAGTTGCCAGTCATGCGTACTTGTTCTATTTCATGTTGATTGGCATAAGCGTCCACACGCATGGCCAACTCAAAATCCAGTATGGTAAGACCCTTGACATCAAAGGTACTAGTTTTAAC